AATCTGCGCCAGAAGAACGCACTGAGAACCACTCCATAGTCCATATGACGGACCCTTGTCTCATCTGTACCCTGATTATTTTTAAGCACAATAAGATCATCAAACTGATGATGCCAAATAGGATAGAAAACAGTAGCACTAGCATTACGAATACCTCCCTGTGAGCAACTACGTAGATCACCGAACCACTTTTTAAGGAATGGAATCATTCCTGTATGCATAATTTCGCCACCACGTATGGGACTACCTAGTGGACGTAGACGTCCTATCTCCAAGCCGATGCCTGCACGTTTGCTGGCATACTTGGCCATCATCTCGCCGCTAGCGAATATACTGTCCAAATCATCATCAGACCTAATAAGAACGCAACTAGAAAATTGTTTAGTCGGAGTGCCAAGACCAGCAAGGACAGGAGTAGCAAGAGTAAAAAGACCATCACTAGCAGCATTATAATATTCCTTAATGTAACGCATACGAGCAGTCTGCGGTTCTTCTTTATGAAAGACCGTGGCGGCTGCCACCATATATCTAACCTGTGGCGTTTCGTAAATTTCCTTGGTGCTGCGATTACGCACCAGATATTTTTCTATTAGCTGTTCAATGGCAGCATAACTGTATTGCTCGTCTTTGTTATGGTCGATAAACTCGTCCATCTTGTTCCATTCTTCTTCAGTGTACCACTCAAGAAGTTCAGGAGTATAAAGTCCCACTGCTACATTCTTTTTTATAATTTCGTATAGCCTGGGCACAGTATATTGGCCATAGACATCCTTGCGCAACATACTAAGGCGCTGTTTACCCGCCACGTATTGATAGTTTACGTGACCTAGGTCAGGATTATTTTCTACATCAATAAGATTTACTATGGCACGTAGAGTAATTTCATCTATCTCACGTGTAGTGATGCCGTCGTAAAAATGAGGCTGTGCTGTAATTTCGATCATTGATTGGCTGACATCAGCAGTGCCACTACAGACCTTGGCAATCTGTGTCTGCCATTTTTCTAACATTAGGGGTTCTTTAGTTCCATCTCTTTTTGTTACTTGAATTTGCATAATTTGAGTCCAGTTTTTATTATATTATATGTTTAAGCTCTAGCTCGGCAGAGTCGATAGTTCTGACAAGCTGTAGGTCTGATTCGATGTGTTTTTTATTTACTACAGTGTCGTGAACTAAATTAAGCACATATTTTCCATCATCAATGAACACGGTGTTAAATTGCTCTCCGCTAGATCTATTTTTAAAAATTCTGATATCTATCATACTGTTCTGGCCGTGGTCGCTTAGGTAATAAGTATACACTATTCCTAGAGCTATTGCAAGATTACAGTACTCATTATCATAAATTAATTCCCAGGGATCAGGCCAATTTTTGACATTATCTGTGGTAAGGTAGTACTTAACAAAAGGACAATAACTCCAAAGGTGAGAGATTTCCTTGATGGCCTGTTCCTTGTCTAAACTTGATATTCTAGATCTGAAACTTTGCCAAAAGCGAAGTCTCTCGTCGGGCTTCAAATTCCACATCGAGTAAGGAGTTTTTTAATAATTATAAAGATTGAGCTTCGTAGCCTGTGCCAGATTCATTACCAGGTGTTTTAAGTAAATTATCTGGCGTGTAAAACATACTATTCATATAATAGTACAATTCAACATCTTCACTGCTTCTATTTTCAAATCTAATAGTAGCATATTCTATACCATCATCAAACGTTCTAACATCAACATTAAAGTTCAAAAGGCTACTTGATGGAGACGGTTCACCATCGGAAATGTAGTCATCATTGATACTACTATCATAATCATCTAGATTAGCATCATTTGTACCTGATCTAGCATTTTCTTTATAACTTATGGTAGCCACTCCTGACCTGCTGTAACCACCTGTTGTTCTTAATTGATATCTTATGTAGGTAGTGGGCTCAGCTTCAGTCAAAGGATATAAAACGAAAGGTATAGTTTCTAGAGTAGCAGGATCAGTGTTGCTAGAAGGAAGATTTTTGTACTTATTTGGAGGAATAGTTAATTTTATAACTTCATAAACACCAGAAAGACTTTCTGCAATGAAAGTGGCAAAACTTGCCTCTGTGACAATTTCTGTAACTCCAATTACTGGAGCACCTTCTGCAAGGGTGCCATTACCTATATATAATCTTTGTGTATCTACACTGAAACCTAGCTCAGCACTGGCTAGTTGTGGTGGGCTTCCTGTGCCTCTACGATGTTTTATTTGAGAAATTTGTACAATTGCCATATACCTGCTCCTATTTCGTATTTAGCAGTTAGGCAGTTAGGTAGTAAAGTTCTACTCTACGTAGCCACTGATCTTGCCAGTAAGCATAATCAGCCGGGGTCAGTTCAAACTCCTGATACTGTGGAGTAGCATAACTGCCATCAGGTAATTGCTCAGGGCGAGCACACATCAATATAACCCCAGACTTTATATCAGTGCCGTGAGTATTATTGTGTGCCTCTGCGTAGGCGACTAGCTGAATAAAATAATCATCTATCCATTCTCGCTTCTTGGGTTTATTAGTTTGTTTAAAGTCCATAATAGCAGGCTTACCTTTCCACAGTCCAATACAGTCTGTGGTGCCGGCATAGAGTCCACTGTAATACACTGGCACTTCGCTACCCCAGTATTCAGTAACATTACCTAGTCCTTGAAGAATTACTTCGGCAGCCATAAACCAGCTGGGCTGGGCAAAGGGATTAGTAGGTAATTCTCCGAGATCGTCATCACGTATATAACGTTCTAGATAGGTGTGCATACGAGTGCCACGGCTGGCTGCTTCGGTGGTAATAGCCTGTGCTTGTTTCTCACCTACTCGCGCTTTCCAGTCAGCCAGGACTTGCTTTTTTTCTGCTGGTGTAGTAGCAGCGAGAATAGTAGTGACACTGGGGACAGCCTTGCCGTCAGGCAAGCAATAGTGTCGCTTGCCGTCCTCAAATCGTCTAGTAAGAGTTTTATAGTCGTATCGTTGAGTAATCATTTAAACTCTGAAACTTTCTCCGCAACCGCAGCGATCACGTTCGTTGGGATTAACAAACTCAAAACCTTCATTAAGGCCTTGGCGTCGGTAATCCATTGTAAGTCCATTGATGTAAGGCAAATCTTTGCCGCTAATCCAGACTTTTACACCATTAGAATCGTAGGTTGTCCATTCATTTGAATCAGGAACATTATCAACATATTCAAGTTTATAGGCTAGTCCGGAACAGCCCGTGGTCCTTACACCAATCATAATTCCCTGACCGCGACCACGTTTTTCTATTTGCTGTTTTACTTTTTTTGCTGCTGTATCTGTAAGTGTAACCATTATGCATACTCCGGAATTTTAATAATTCTACTTTTTCTACCGTTTTTAAAAAAGTTTGTTCTTTGTGTTTTGTCAACATTTTCCAAAACTAGTTTAGTAATGCTATCTGCAAACGCCCAGTGACTGGCAGCATAACCATATTCACAAGCCGAATATATTTTATTATTTAAATCTAAATCTACAGTGTAGTAATAACTGTCTTTTTCTTTCCAATTAGTATATAGGTTTTCTCTTAACCCGTGATAATATTTGGTTTTAGTAAAAGCTGTAACAATTTTTTCAAAATCAAAATTTAAATATTGATATAAAAACTTGAAGGTAGTAAGTGTAACATAAAATTGTGTAATAACCGACATTTCTACCATATCTGATTCAGAAAAAGATACACAAGAGGACATAAATGTGCCACGGAAGTACTTATGGTCTGCACTGTATCTTATACTATCGCTATAGGTAGGTTTCCATTTAGCAGCATATTCCGGATTCATATAAGCTGGACTGCTAGGTAACAAAGAATGTAAAAAGGGCTGAAGTACAATATTATGTCTAGCTATTTCTGCAAGTGTAGCTCTCCAGCTTTCTTTAGTTTGTCCCGGTAGGCCTTGAATTACTTGTACCTTGGTTTGTATTTGGGGATATGACTCTCGCAGTTCGTAGGCCATCTTTAAATGATCGTCCCAGCCTACATCAGGTCTATCGATGTTTTTAAGCACCTCTTTATTGATATCCTGAACTGCTAACATAAAACCAAGTCCAGTAGATTCAGTAAAATTGTTTGTGTTAATTCTAGCAATAATATGAAACATCTTTAACACATTGTCTTTTTTAAGTTTAGCAAAATTGCCGTCTACTTTGAAACCTGCATTTTCCTTGGTATTTTTTTCAAGAATATATTTTACTAGATCTATATCTTCCTCGTATTGTCCCACGTTGGCATCTGATAATAATATATTTTTGATTCCTAGTTCCTGGAATAAATCTATTTCATCCTGATAGCTGCCTTTGCGTCTAGTAGTTTTGTTAGTAAACCCTGAGTTCCAGTCACAAAAAGTACAAGCGTAGGGGCAGCCTCGTGTGAGTTCGTAGGGCATACTTACTTCGTAACCCTGTTGGAAAATATCTTTTATTATTCTAGAAAAATAATCTCGATTATACAAATAGGGACTTGTTTTATTCTGTGGAACATATTTCCATTCTGCGACTATCTGTTTATTTTTTTCCTTATCAAACCACGCAAGATTAGAAACATTAAATGCTATTAATTTTTTATCGTTTACAATACTATTAACTAAGTCAGCAAAAGCATTTTCGCCGGAAGCATAGATAGCATAGTCAACAAAAGGATATTTTGTAAAAAAATCTGGATTTTGTGCAACATCTATATGCGGTCCCCCCACAACTATTTTAGTTTGTGAAGGAATATGAGGCTTAATAGCCTCTAATTGTTCCATAATACTATCGTGATTCCAAATATAATGGCCTGTGCAAAATAGATCAGGTTTTTCTTTGTTTATTATGTCTATTAGTTCTTGATTGTTTTTTTCAAACTGTATAGGCAATAACCATTCTACCTTATTAGCTAAATCTGGATTGTTAAGTTCCAAGTGCGTTTTAAGATATACACTGGCTAGAGATGGATAAACAGTCTGTATACCGTCTCTGAAATAATCAAAATCAAAAGAAGCTGCAAATACTGCTACTTTATGATAAAATAAAACTTTTATCATTGATCTGCTAAATGTTTACTTTTATAGTCTGCTAGGGCCGCTTTAATTGCATCTTCCGCCAATATGGAACAGTGGATTTTGACTGGAGGTAACGCGAGTTCTTCCGCAATATCGGTATTCTTAATCGCTGCCGCCTCGTTAATACTCTTTCCTTTAAGCCACGTAGTGACAAGCGACGAAGATGCGATCGCTGAACCGCAACCATAAGTCTTAAATTTGGCATCTGTAATAATGTCATCTTCTACCTTAATTTGCAATTGTAAAACATCTCCACAGGCAGGTGCGCCTACTAGACCAGTTCCCACTGCTGGGTCATTTTTATCTAATTTACCTACATTTCTTGGATTTTCGTAATGATCTACTACCTGATCCGAATATGCCATTCTTGTCTCCTATATCTATATTTAATGTAAAAATGAGTCGCTGAAACTTTGGCCTAGTCTATACTATTTTGGGCCTATTGTAAAGTAAAAAGAGTGTTTTTATTTTTGTCTACGTTTTACTGCTTTGTTGGCCATTGCACTGACAGTTTGCTGAGAATTATCTGGCATATTAGCACTAGATAGATTGTCAGTATCATTGGTTTTGAATGTAACCGTGTCTGGTTCAATATTTTTGACTACATTTTTTACAGCGGGATTTCTGTCATTTAGATCCCTTAACGCATCAGCAGTAAAACTATCAGTGCGTAGGGCATTGCCCAGTTGATCCAGAACGGCATCAATGTCCATTCTGGGTTCCATTTTATTTTTTATAATTCTTTGCTGAATCTGTGCTAGAGCTGCCACAGCAGGCATATCTTTTTTAGCGAGCTCTTGTTTGTGAAGTTGTTTATGTTTGAGTTCTGCTTTGCTCATTGGACTCGTTGGAGAGGCCTGACCCGGCTGTTCCAAACCCATTGGTTGCATATCAAGAGGGGGTGCAGGAGGCGCCAAGGGCGCCTGCTCGCTGACAAACTCTTTAAGACGCATTATCTACGCTCACGACCTAGAGGCTCGTTACCGCCCACTGCTGCTGCGCTGGCTGCGAAATCATCTTGTGGTTCTTCTTCTTGATCTAGGTCACTTACTTCAGGCTCCGGGCTGGACTCAGGACTTGGTCCCAGTGGTTCATTCATAGGAGCTTCCTCACCAGCTAATTGTCTAGCGCCACTGTCTAATGACTCTCTTGTAGAGTTTAAAACTGTAAGTAAATTGTTTAATGCTTCCTGTGCCTTGTTCTTAAAGCCGTCAGCCTGAGCTGTACCGATTTGATCCTTAATAGTATCTAGTAAGGGAGGTAATTGCTCATTTAACATCTTGCTAGCATCTGTGATCATATCCTGAATACTATCAACCATATCCTTGGCTGCTAATACTGCTTCTGCACTTTCTAGTTCACCTTCTAGTAGCACATCCTGTTGTTTGATCCACTCTGTAAGTCCTTCACGAACCATAAGCATTTCCATATACTGAGGATCACGTTCGGCGCTGTGTATAGCAGCACTGCGACGTATGCGGTCTAGGCCCTCGTCCAGGGCTAGCTTGAGACGCTGGGCCTTGGCGTAGTCTAGTTTATCGTAGTCAATTTTAAACCCGAAACGGCTTTCCATCACGCGGTTTAATTTCTTGGTTTTTTGTGGTGTTAGTTCTTTTAAGTTCATAATAGGTCTTCCCAGATTTTAATGTATTTAGCACTTTCCAAACTTTCTTCCAGTTCTCGTTTAGCATTAGCTAGTGAAAGCTTGGATTCGTGATATCTAGTAGTATAAAGCAGCTTTTTAAAATCATCTAGATTTGTTGTTCTATTGTTTAGCTTTTCTCTATAAAATTCTGTATCTTCGTAGCGTCTAGCAGTTTCCTGATCTGCATAAAGTATCTTATCAGCTAGTCTAAACTGATTTAGTGTAGTCAGAGCACAGTAGAAAATTGCAGCGGCCCTACTGTAAAAAATATGCACTTTAACCCCTGTTGTATCCACACGGTAGATATGAGTGCCTTGATGTCTTATTACAAAATTGCCTATAGTCCAGGTATTTTTGTTTATTTCTATGCAAAGTGGTACACGGGACCGTGATCTTATACGTCTATACTCTTGCTTGGTCCAGTTTTTTATTTTATCTAGTGCTAGATCTATTATGATCTGCCCTAGTTGGTTGTTTGTAAATGATTTGGTTGTTGTCATTGATTCTCAATAGTAGATCTTTATTTACAAGTTGATTGGCTATCAACTGTTGTCTCTCCGACAGATCTGACTTTAAAATTGATTCCTTGGTTCTAAGTTCCTTGAGTAGCTCTGCTTCTTCGTTGTTGAGAGCTACGTGCAATTTTGTATTGGCTTTAAGGATTTCAGTTATTTTCATTTGGTGGCTAGATGTACTAAAAGTCCTATTACTGCTGTTAGTAAGATGCCCAGTACACTTGTGCCAATCGTTATGAACTGTTTATCAGTATTACTGGATTTGTGTGAAATAGTATCACGTATAGCCACCAGATGTTCTTCTACGTTTTCCAAACGTTTGTCTATTCCCGCAATTCTGCTTTCCAGTTGCTTATAACGTTCAGCGCAGAGTTCAACGTGCGCTTCTAGGTTTTCTTTTTCTATGTCTGTAGAGCTCATTTTATTAATATTTTACTGACCCTGTATTTAGTAACTGCAAAATTTTAGTAAAAAATAAGGCAACCTAGGTTGCCTTATTTGACTTCTTTTATACTTACCTAGATATTAGGAAAGTTGTAGTTTCATACCTACGTTGGTTACAGTAGTAGAAATATTAATACTTGCACCTGTTAGTGCTGCATTAATGTTGGACTGTAGAGTGCTGGTTGTCCAATCACTTTCTTCTACTAATACACTTAGTAGAGGGCTGTCTACCTGATAGGCTAGGATAGTAGCGCGACTAGAGATAGCTCTTAGTGCAACTTCAATTGCTTCGCCTGCGCCAAATGCTGTAGCAATACTTGCATTAGCATTAACACCAAAAGCCTGAACTGGCTTACCGATACCGGTAGAGATAATAACTGCTTGTGAGTCTTGATTGCTAATGGCTGCATTAGCTGTGTTAGTTACTGGACTAGCACCACCATTGGTTCTTGTAAATACTGGCATTTTCTTGTTCCTTTAAAAATTCTGCGCACTGCGCATATCATTATTTATACCAAATGTATTAATTATCTTGGAATTAGGCAGGATTTCTATTGCGACTTTTCTGGAAATTCTCTCTGCTAAATTCCAGACGATCAATAAGTTTAACTACCTGGCCATCGCCGCCTACAGCCACAAATCCCTCGGGCTTGGTTACTTTATAGCCGCTTTCCGTTTTGATAAATGTCCCCACAGTGCTTTCTATCATCTGTAGTTTCTTTACAAAAAACAACTTCAACTCCACTGCTTTTTTATACAGTGCTAGTATGCTTAATAATGTGTTACTATTATCTGCTATAAACTTTTTGATAGCTTCCACACGTTCCAGTCTATCCTGTGCTGCTTGACTTTCAGGCCCGCCTTTAAGTTTGGCTATTTCTGCTTGCATTTTTTGTTCTACATAGTCCTGGAATTCCTTTAAGAACTCTATAGCACTTCCCACCTGTGTTTCGCCCTGCTGTACCTTGGTGTTGATAAAAGGTTTAATATAGGTAACAAAATCGCTGGTTTTATTATTTCCTGCACCAAGGAATCTATCAAATACTGCAGGGTCAACCTTGCTAAAAATTACAGCAACACGATTAAGCTGTGATTCCACACGGCGAGCTTCCTGCGGTGTTAGTGTGGCAATACCTGTCATATCTTCGTAATAGGCATCGTCCCACCAGACATCACGTATGTGTTCTAGGCTGCTTGGATTAAATCTAAAATGCGCCTTCATATCAGGTAGATTGGGAGTATCACTTAGGGGTTCTTTCCCTTGCTCCTGTCTTTCCTGTTGATCTTCTGGAGTAGGTGGAGTCCACTGGTAGACTGTATGGAACACAATACCCAGTTTAGCTGCCTGCATCTGTTTTGCCAGGGCGGCCTGATTTTCCATATCCACTGCATAGGTAATAGTGTTAGGTGTAAAGGTTAGATAACGTCTTCCATTAATTTCTTGTTCTACTAGATCTCTATTAGTACCACGCACAAACAATAGATCGCCTTTAATAACATCCTTGATACCTAGCTTGGGAAGATACTGCAAACAAGCTTTGAGTGTAGCTGCAAGTTCAGGAACATCCCCATACCAGTTATCTATATCTTTGTTGCTTTTACAAAGTTTAGCAGCCTTACTAAAAACACTTTTTGTACCTATAAAAAATGTATTGTCTTCTGGATCTATACCACAGTGTATGGCTGGACTACCGTCCCACTTAACAGTAACACGAGTATTTTCTCCTGTGCCTTCCTTGGTCAACATCTGTTTTAGACCTTCTATGTAGTTGAAAGCTTCTAGAGCACCCACATAACCCTTGTTAAAAATTTCATCTTCAAGATGTTCTAAGTGTGTTGCTTTCTCGTCAGACTCGTTGAGGCGTCTCCAAGTAGGTTGTGTATTTTTAATTTCAAAAAGTCGCATTGTTATGGTGTTCCTTGTTCTGGAGCAGTTGCTGGTGCTGCTGTGGTAGATGTGCCTTGTTTACCAGCTATTTTTTGTTTTCTATTTTGTCTAGCTCTTTGAAGGTTAGCAGCACGTTTTTGTTGTGCTGCTGCCTGAGTGTTTATCTGTTGTGCCTGCTGACCAACAGTTTGAATTATAGAGTTTAAATTATTAATTTCTTCAGGATCAGTAAGTGGTCCACCACCCACATAGCGCCACTCTCTAGTTGTATTATCGTAACTATAACTATAGGGTTTTTTAGTGTTAGGATCTATTGTGCTTATTCTACTTGGAACATCTCGTCCCTGCTCGTCTTTGTAACCCACTCGTACAATACCTCTTGTACCATCAGCAAAACTAACATCATAGGTATTATCTTGATCCTGGCGAGGATTTACCTGACCTAGTTTAGCTGGCTTATAGGCTGCTGCACGTTGTGCCAACTGCTGCGCCTGCTGTTGTGCTTTTTGATATTCAGGACTTATGTTGCTTGTACTACTACTAGCATTAGCAGAGGTGGTGGTGGGAGCGTCAGTGTAGGGCGACGCTGTAGCTATTCTGTTCCTACGGGAGGTCTGAAAGGCCTGATCTGCGCCAGGCACTAGACCAGATATAAAACCCTGAGCGAATCCGGGTTGATTTTTTAAACTACCCAGTGGTGTTGCTGTGGTCTTCTCTAGGATTATTTCTTTTATTTTCATTTTGTATTCGTTTAACACCACGGCTGAACTTACTTAGATCCTGGGATCTAATACTGTTTAAAAGTCTACGCTCTAACTCATCCGCTTGTTCAGCATCGTAGTTCTCTCTTATAAAACCTATAAGATTAATTGCGCCCTGTATTACGTGATTGGCGCGGCTTTCTACTAGACTTTCCCTATCTCGCTCTCGACGAATGCTATCTAGTTCCTCTAGTATACTACGTGTGCGTTTTTGCAAGATCAGCTCCGGATTAGTAATATTTATGTTTTATAGGGTTTTGGAAGTTTTAAGACTGGCCAGCATTTGTTTAAGCTTGGTACTCTGTGCTTCTCCAAGATCCTTGCTACCACTATCGTCGTCTGCACTGGAACTATCTCGAGATTCCACGTTGGTCTTGGCCTTGATCTGATCCATAATACTGCCAACCTGTGGTTTCAATGTACCTGGTCCAGCGTCTTCCCCGGGATCAGTGATACGCATTGTTTCAATATTATAATCAAGATCTATCTTCATACCCACCCCTGTACTACTACGACTCTTCATACACTGTATCTGGTAACGGCCTCGCTCGCGCATCTGACGACTAGTAAAAATACCAAATACATTATCTGCTGTGTTAATTTTACTGATACCACCCGAAATATGACTGTGGTCAAATTCTACTTCTTCCACAGCACTACGGTTTAGCTGACTTGCTGTGACCATTAGTACATTAAGTTCCTTGGCTAGGTTGCGCAATTCTTCAGATACATACTTGTCTTTAATAAACAAGTCATTGGGACTGACCTTAGCACTTACTGGCATCAACAAATCTAAATAGTCGATCATCACAAAGTCCACTGCGTTGCCAGTCTGTATCTGATATTCCTTGAGGAAACTTCTTATATCGTTGATGTTGCTTTGTGCGGGCAGTGCCTTGATGCGATACTTACCAGACTTTTTACTCACCAGCCTAATTTTAAGTTCTGTGTTTTCTACGTCTCGACGTATGTCCTTGGTACTTGTACCAGTTAACATAGCATCTGTTCTCAAGCCACAAAGCTCTTCACTAAGTTCTAGACTGATATAGACACCACTCAGTCCCATCTGTAGCCAGCTTAGAGCTATGTTCATCATAACCAGTGATTTACCTGATCCTGACCCACCGGCAAATATGTTAAGCTCTCCTCGACTAAATCCACCATAGAGTACTTTATCTAGTTGTGGCCATCCTGTGCTGACCTGTCCGCCACTGTTAAAGTATCTATTAATACGTTCACTGGGATTGGCAAAGTAGTCTGTGCCCATATCTCGGGTAAGTCCAATCTGCACTGCATTTTTGATAATGTTTTCCACGGGATCATACTCGCCCTTTTCTATCATATCTGCAGATTTCAAGATAGCACGTTCCAGTTCACGTCGACGACTAAAGCCTTCAAACTCCTTTAGGAACCATTCTCTAGTACCATCATCAAGATTGTCAATGACTCTTAGCTCAACGCCGGTCACTGCCTGTACTTGTTCTCTACTAGGTAAACTTTTATAATCGTTACTATGCTGGCTGATAAATTTAGCCGCATCCTTAAGAGCTCGATCAAAGTTTTCATTATTGTAGATATTCTGAATCCTGACATACATTTCAGGATCAGTGATCATTATTTCTAAAAATAACTTCTGTGTTTCTGTATTATAATCTTTTGCCATTAATGCACTACTCCACGTTTTAGTAATTCTATTTTAATTCTACTTGTTTCACAAGCATCCAGTATGGACTTGAGTACAAATAGCTGACCATATTTTACAACCGCTTCATTTATATCCTTGCAGGTTTCCCGCCAGACTGGGAAACTTACTGACCAACCTAGTTCAAGGGCTTGGTCCACTAATCGTTGTCCAGCCCAGATTTTTTTGCCGGACTTGGGATGAGGCTTGACATCAAAATCAGGAACTACGATGATTTCTCTTTCTAGATTTTCTATAAGTTCAGCCTGCTGTTTACTTACTTCATTGGTCAATATTGCCACACCATCTATACTCATAGCATCAAAAGGTCCTTCACAGACTATGACAAATTTTTTATCCGCTGTCTGTCTATCCAGGTTAAAAACAAAATCTGCTGGATGGCTACTTCTATACTTGGGCTTTACATCATCTATTACAGCGCGAGCTGTGTAGCCCACTATATTTCCCTGATAGTAAAAAGGAATAATCACACGTTTATGTAGATTATAAGCTACTTCAGGAGTCCACCGGAAGTTATATTTACTTGTATCTATCTTGCGGTCATCCATTATATACTTTACCACACTGTGGTACTCTTCGGGTATATGTTTATAGTCTGCGAGAGTATAATGTGTGGCTAGTTCTACAATGTCCCTGGACTGCTCGGGAAGTTCTCTTGACTCAAAAGTTATGGCAGTATTTTCTTCTTGCACTGCGAGTGCGCTGGGATCAATTAAGCTACGATATCTAGTTGCTTCTATTGCAAGACGTTGTATTTCTAGATCATCTGTGCCCAACCATTTAAGTAATCTTCTAAATTTATAACTAAGAGATCTGCCAGGCTGGTAGCTGGCTGTGTAAGAACAGTTAAAACAATGATAACTGACGCCACCTTCCGGAGTGGTTTTTATACCACCGCGACTGCGTGTATCTGCACTTTCTCCACGATACACACAGCAAGGAGCATCAAAGCTTATCCAGCCACTCTGGCTGGTTTTTTTTCTAAAAGGAAGATGTTGTAGGACATAGTCCTGAATGGCAGAATACATAGTGTATATTCTACACTAGTTAGGTTGATTTAGCAAGACTTTAGAGTAAGGAATATGGTTAAATATGTTCCTGCCAGCTCAGACTAGCCACTGCGTCATCGTTATTTGTGGTTGCAATAGCAGCAATACAATAGATATCACTGACCCCATCAATAGTTCTACCTAGTTGTTGTGAAAAATCTATTTCGTTAGAACTTACAGAGGCTGCACCACCTTTATTTGATCCTACAAAAATGCCCTCGTTAATTACAGTGCCACCTGAAAGAGCATTGCTACTAATGTCATATTCAACACGACTATTGGTATCAGCACTTACCCAGGATGCCCCTGTGAGTGTGGGATTTAAAATAACTCTATATATAAAGGCTGCCTGCTGTAACCCATAAAGATCAAATTTACTAGGGGTCACAATTGAATCTATATTACCACTTTTTAACCTAATACAAATCAAAGGCCTAAACTCTGTATCTGATAAATTACGTCCGGTAAGTGCTGTACTTTTTGCTCTTGGAAGGCTTCTATTACTATATCCACCTTCTGATATAACTGTACTACAAATAGCTCTTAGATTACCTGCTGCACCTGTACTTGTTATTTCATATCGCACGGGTAAACAGGCAGTGGTCATATAAACTTTATCTAGTACATTAGCGTGATGGAAAGTGTGACAGATTATAAACTGACCATTTACAACAAATCCTGTTCTTACTGACCCCACACCTAGCCATTCTACATCACACCACCATATTTGGGATTTACTGAAGTTTAAAGTTATTCCGCTGGGCCCAGTGCCATCTAGTTTGTCTCCATTCCAGCTGGATCTAGCTATCTTTTCTGATGTATCGTCTACGGTACCTGAGGTAAACTTTCTTATAACCATATTGACCGTGGTGCCATCAAGTTCTAGATAGACGCCATTTTGTGCTCCAAAATATCCCACACGCTGTCTTAATCCCACTGTGGGTGTGGTAGCTGCAAAAGTTACAAGGGTTAGTAAGCTTTTACCAGGTTGGTAGGCAAATACTTGTTTACTTTGTCTTATACTTTCATCGCCATTGGAGGACACTGACATAAGTACACTACTTTCGTTAGCTAGGAAAGAACTCGTACCTCCCGCAGTATCTTTCTGATTCCATTTAAACTCATTATCATTGTAGCGCATTGCCCCATCAAACAATGTAAAAGGATTGCTAATACGCAGTCTACCAAAGGCATCACTCTGTACAGGACTAAAGAAACTTGTGTCACTAGTACCTTTAACCCAGATGGGGTTAGATTCACTATTAGTGGTAGTGTTTTTACTAATAGCTATAGGGTTGCCTGTATCGTTTTTAATTTCTACTTCAGGTAAAGTTCCAATATTAACATTGCCTGAGACTGTGGCAGTTACATTACCATCCACAGTGATACTCCCGCCACCATCTACCACTGTTACATTATTGGTTATAGCTACGTTACCGCCTACAGGAAGATATGGTGTAGTAAGTATACCACTAGTTCCCACTTCTGTTATATGTGCGGAGTCTACGTTAACATTTCCCGGAACATTTACATTACCGCTAATCACTATGTTGCCCTCTATACCAGTGCGAAGCGCAACGTCATCGTCATTAGTTAGATAAAGAGCATTAGTAAGATTTTTTAATCTATAATCAACGTTTGCTAATTTATTACTATCACTCATACCCAGGGTCTTCCATTAATTAAACCTCCAGTGTTGGGGTTATTTACAACCGTATTACCACTGTACTGAGTGGGTAACTGTGTTATATCATAATTGTTTCTAGCTCTATAAGCAGGAGCAAGTACATTCCCTCCAGCCTGGCGGTCGATCTGAGCTAGGTCAAGTTTTGCAACTTGTCTATCTTCCTTGCTAGATAAAGTACTGATCCCGTTAGCAGCCATAATTATTTTGTATTGTTATGGACTCTTATCTGTCCGTGGGCGCCAAAATTATCATCAGTGTAGGCTGCGGTATTAGCTGAACCGTTATCAATTTTAATCATATAATTGTAGGTACTTCTGTCTAGCCCTGCTACATTGGCACTAGTTATAGTTAATGTCCATAACCCCGCTGCTGCGTTTATAGCAGTGGCAGTGCGACTTAGAACTACATTACTGTTTGCGCCCACATAATCATCAATTACATCTAGACGAACAGTGACGTTGGATAAAACTGTGGGTTTCTGATCCTGATTCAAAAAACGTATCTGTATGGGATTATCCACCTCGGGGTATATATCCACTGTTCTAGTGTACACTTGTCTGTTCCTTACAGTTGTAGAAAGATCGGTGTCGTAGACCACCGTGATTCTATTATTATAGATGTAACTGGTTATTTGTTGCATCTTGTATTTATATATTTAGTTATTTGGACATTTGGCGTCAGCACACTACCAGAACACTAAATAAATGAGCATTTTTAATACGATGACACTACCAGATCACCAAAATATATTAAAAGATCATCCTTTTTTAAGCTTTTTAACTTACGGGGGCAACGAGTACATTGGCATAGTCCAGAATCTGGACGATGTTATTACTAGCATCTACGATTTTGGCGCTTTAAAAACTGATCAGGAAAAAATGGCTTTTCTAGAGATGGGAGAGACCTGGTGGTGGGAAAGTAATAGACTTGTGCCCATAAACATATTTTTAAAATCTGACTGGTACCAGTTTAGATACACATTAAAAACATTCAACAGCAAGGACGTAGCTCTCAAATACGGCCCCGCTATTAGCCTAAAAGAAACAATCCTTAGGAAAAGTAAACGTAGAAGTATAATACTAGTTCGTAGAGTCTAGTAGATTCATATGAACTGCCACTAGATGTGCATAGGCAACGGCGTGGCTTTTCTTAAAATAATAACCACCGTCCTCGGGGCGATTCCAGATAGTCTGTGCTACTTCAGCCCAGGGCTTGCCAATTAAATGACGTTTAGCTGGCCTTATCACACTCAAAAACATTGCCAGTCTGGGTATACTGTTTACTGCTTCGGGCATTTCTATAAGTGTTTTGTAATGATTACCTAGATGTATTAGTTTTGCGCAAAAATCTTGTTCATAGAGGCGATGCCAGGCAGGTTCTTGTGCCATTAACTGTTTTAGATGCTCAGGGTCTCGAACAAGATTATAAACACTGACATTCAAAAAATCTAATTTAAGATATCCTAGTTCTTCTGCCGTTTTGTAATCAAGACTGGCCAACCCTGTATAGGGATCAACAGGGATTTCAGTAACATAGACACCACTGGCGTGACGTTGCCCATCCTCGAGTTTTGCAGGTGTGTGTTTAATAAGCTCTAGTATCTTGGACCTATCTGCAAAATCAATATCAATATCAGATGTAAATTTCATTTGATCCATTTAAGTATAAACACTGCAAGTGCTAGGTCGTCTCGTAGACGCCATCGATTAATAAACGTTCGTTGGCCTAGGTTATTTTCTTCAACCCAGGAATTAATTTCATCTAGTTCCTGTTCCGTATGATAATAATAATAGGCTAGGTCAGTGCTGTCGTAGGGATTATGTAGACACAACTCTAGGTCTCTTACCCAGTCAATTTTATAAAGTCTTTTAGGATTTTTCACAAAGTTTGTTATAACATCTGTAGTATAAAACATTTAGAGATATTCCGCCCAGCGTAGTGCAAACATAGTGGCGAAGGCTGGATCTTCACCCCAGAACCTAAAATGCAATTCATTTTTAGCAGACATCAAGGCCCAGTCATAGTCAACGTCGCGTTCTAATCCTAGATCACGGCACCAACGACTAATTTCTATACCTAGGGTGGCACGCCAACCTAGTTCCTGTCTAGTACTAGATTCCCTAGTTAAATCTAGTACAAATAATATCATAGGCCAGCTTGAGTCAATATTAACCTAGCCCACTCAGTGTCAGCCAGGTATTCCTTGAAACGACGATTCCAGTAATCAGGGTCAATATAAGGCATAACCAAAAGTACTTGCTCTGGGCTAAGAGTGTCAAGAAAGCCCAGACCACTATCACAATTGTAAAGAACCCAAGGGCTAATACGACCGGTAGTAATATGGTAGCAGACACGATTAGTGTTAGCGTGACGGAAATAATTACTATAATCGCCAAGAGAGTCCGTTCCATCCAGTCTAAGTTTTTCTGCATAATCCTGCATCTCCTTGATAGCTCGCTCCAGAGCATCTCTGGGGTTTTCTTTTCTTAAATATTCCCGCAACCATTCTTCATAAAAACTATCTTTACACCAATGATCTAGTTTTTTATTATTTTTTAATAACCAAGTTGTAAAGCTATTAGCATTAACAGCACGAACGCCAACCAGATATCTGCCGTAACGTACAAAAGCCAGATAGAAAGGACTGTCCACAAAGTCCTGATAGGTTTTAAGACGAGCTGATCCCTGAGTCGTTTCATAAAATTGTAAGTAGGCATTATATCCAATTTGTACTCCCTGTTCATTTTGTTGCTGCCAGCGACGTTTTTTCTCACACAGATGTGCCGCTAAAGAGCTTTCGCGGCGAAATACTTTATCACAATACTTACATTTAAAATCAGCCAAGTTCGCGTTTAATGTCCTGTTCTGAGTAGCCTGCATTTCTAGCCCATTCTTTTACAGTTTTAATGTCATTGAGCGACGCCAACAATTCAACATCATCTTGTTTTAAATCAGGACGAAGATTAGCCAAGAATTTTACTAGTTTACTGTTGGTGGTGCCTTCACGTTTTTTTGTGGACTGCCAGTAGTGCCGTTGTGAGCCCAGTCCCGGGCTAACTGTGGTTGCTAGTAGCCATTGTAATTTAGGATGTTTACTTAACTCAAAGAAGTTATGATTAAGTCTTTCATTGACAGCACGTATATACCATTCCTGCATATCTGCGCCGCCTTCTACTCCAGCACCCCAGCGTATCATTAGAAAAGGGCTAAACTTTTTCCGCTCCTCATCTGTGAGTTCGTCCCAGAAATCTCTGTTCTTGGAATCGAACTGACGCATTTCATTTTGTATACTTAATTTATCGGTCATATTTTAATAGAAACATAGTAAAGCTTGCTTCGTCCACGATGTCATAACTAGGTAGAATATATCCTGCATCATTTAAATGTATCCTGACACCATAATTTTGTTCTAACAAGACTTGCAGTTTGGTTAAATTTTCTAGATCAGGATCTTGTTTGACTGCATCCTCTCGAAAAATACGTAGCCTAGTCCAAAATTTGTCACGTTCTAGACGATAATCCCAAAAGTCAGTGACCAGACTATCAGGTGTTGTGTTGCCTTGTAAGTTCATATATTACTTTAACACGATCCAATGCTTCTTGTAAAGCAGGATTGGTGTCTGCTTGTTCTAATATAGGCATCCATTCGTCAGTAAGTTCCATTCTTCGGCGATTAATTTTTAGTGCGTATTCTTCACCTATTAGTACACGCTCCTTGGAACCCATCTCACGAGCATAGGTTCTCCCACCCACTCGTTCATAAATGTAAGTGACACCCGGTTTAAGACTACCCACGGTATTCATAGCCCCATTGCTCGTATAACCATCTAACAAAATCTCTAGCTGAATTATATTTTGCTTCCTCGTCAGTTAAAGATAAAGTATATTGTTCAGAAGCTTTACGTACACGTTCTAGCCATTCCTGTTCGCTTAGTTTACTCATATCACCATACCTTACTATAATTAACGATCTCACTCTGCCTACTTATATCCTTGACAAAGAAAGCACAGAGTGGACTTTCCACACCAGTTTCCAAGGGCACTGCCAACATCTGTCCAGGTTTAAGTTTAGGAAAATACCATTTTACATCCTGATAGATATCCATTACTTCTACTGGTTTAAATTCCGGCCTAAAACTCTTGATGGGATTGAAGGTAAACACGCTAAATCCTCGATCGTTTATACTAGTTAGAGGCACAACTTCTAGATCTCCCAGATCAGGTTCGCCAATTAATATCTGCCAGTCAACTGGCATTTTTATTTCATTCTCGCCTATACGAAGCACCAGAGCTGGTGCATTAAAACTTTCTAGAAAAATTAGCGGAATATAATAATAATCGGGATTACGAGGATCAGAATTATCTAGAACACAGAATCTTACATCATCAATTTCTTCAGGTATTTCATTAAGGCTGTAGGCTGCATTAGTGTCTAGTTGTAATATTCTCAAATTATTCTCCGTGTATTGCTTAAATTTAAAAGAGCTATTTCCATTCCACTCTTTCAAAGGTATAGGGGTAGTTAGCTTCAGTGTAAAACTTTTTACGTTGTGTTAGATGGCGTTTGGCAAATCTACAACTGCTGGTCAAGTCCCAGATTTGGACGAAGTCTTTGTCCTCAGCTCGTCTAATGCCTCGCCCAATACTCTGTATAACACGTACAAAGCTCTTTCCGGGTTCCAGAAGAACCAGATTAAAAATACGAGGGATATTAATACCCACAGCGGCCACACCATAAGTCGCCACAATAATCTTGTTAGTAGCAGTCGCAATTTCATCATATTCAGCTTGTCGAGTTTTAGATTTAGTGGATCCTGAAACAAACACTGCTGAATCAGGGGTCAGCATATTTAGTGCTTCCACTATTCCCCGGCCGGATTCTATTCTGTCCACTAATACAAGACTATTGCCAGTGTCTTTTATGTTATTGATTAATTCAGACAAAAATTTAATACGAGCTGTATCAGTAGTAAGATAATTTAGTTCGGATTTATAATCCGAATACTCTGCGTAATCCTGTAATTGTAATATATTCACGTGGCAGTCAGCTAGATGCCCTGCTTCCTGTAGCTCACTTGCACTAAGACGACCCACCACTGGCCCCAGTGTACATAGAATACTTACACGAGCGAAATCTTCTTTGGGTATAGTACCAGTCAGTCCCCAGCGTAGAGGCACACGACTAAAAACACCAGAAAGAAGTTGTTTGAGGACTTCTGCTTTAGCTTGATGTACTTCATCAACCATAACTAAAACAACATCTTGTGCTAGATCATCTATTAGATAGTCTTTGGGATCTTTAAGTAACCTAAGGCTCGCTGGTTCGTCTTCAGCATTTCTACCCTGACTATTTTTAATTAGAACATTGATACTCTGCCAGGTACAGATAACGTGCCTGTGTGCTAGTTCTTTTCTTTCTCCGTAATAGACTCCTACATCAAGACCTAGATTAATGTAATCTGCCTCGGTCTGTGCTACTAGACTTTTATTGGGCACAATGACAATGCTGCGCCCTTGCGATTCCACCGTCTTACTGAGAGCAGCAGTGATCAAGGTCTTGCCAGCACCTGTAGCTATCTCCTGAACACTCTGTGGATTTTCTAAAAAGTTATTGATTATTTCTACTTGATAGTCGCGGAAGGTTATGGGCTGTCCGGCCTGTGGATGACCCTGAGGCCAGGTTTTGTTGGCAAAGGTATCACTATCAAATCTGGGAAAGTTGAACTTAGTATTGTATTCTCTAGTGTCATTGATTTCAATATCATAGCCCTGATCATCTAGATAGGGCAGTATCTCGGGCAGTAAGTTAATGTAGGTAGTGCCACCTAACTGAAAATAACTTACCTTGCCATCCCAGCGTCCTAGACGTACCACAGGGAGATACCTGGCACCGGGAATTTCGAACTTGTACTTGTCCGAAAGATATTTTCTATGTTTAAGATCTAGTCCCTGTATTTTTACATTTACTTCGTCGTTAATCTGTAGTGTGGCTTGCATTGTTTATTATGGCAATCTTTTCTGCGCTCTGTAACCAACGAGCACGTTTGTGGCCTATCATAAAGGTAGTGGTAGTAACTAGCAATCTAGGCTCTATAGTGGCTTCGCTATCTCTGTCCAGGTAGACCAAGTCTTTACCATCTGTGTTCTTTTTAATCTTGGTCTGTCCTTGGTAAAGATACACTGGCAATCTATTAGTCAGTCTAGCATATTCTATAACTTTGTCAAGTGCCTGTGCTTCTTCTAGGTCTTTATCAAGCTTGATTGTTTTATTGACTAACCAGGGTATAAACTCCTTGTCAATATTTAATCTTTCTACTAGGCTAGTATCCACAGAGTAGCCTAGCACACTGCTATAATCCACCAACCTAACTAGATTATTCAAGTCTAGCCCTCCTAGGTTTTCGTTTATATATTCTATTAGACTAGTGGCAGCATTAGTAATCACTAGTTTATCATTTACTAGTCTAAGTTCTAGTTTGTAGGGTGTGCGTTCGCGTTCTAGCATAGCCTGTGCTAGTTTATCTATGTCATCACTAGTCTCAAAGTTATATATGTCTTTGACAGCCAAGATCCAGTTAAGAGTACTTTCAGTCATACCAAGGGCCCAGGTCTTTTCCTCGTCGTTCCATTTACCTGTGCCTTGACCTTCTTTGAGTTGTTTCTTAAGAGCGTTGATTAGTTCGCTGTCAAAGGGAAACTTTAAAATAAATTTATCTTGTTCTATGAAAACTCTACGTCTACGATCAATCTGACGTATGGGCATTCTGTAATCTAGAGTTTCTTCCAGTCCTGGGGCAATTATAGGAGTAGGTAGGTTACTTAATTGTTTTTTGTACTTGCTGACCAGTTTCCTAGCTAGATCAGCCTGACGGTCAGTGTAACCTAGTTTTGTTTCCGAAGTCTGACAAGCTAGGCTCTCAACAATATTAACGTCGTACCGGGCCAGATTTATGGGAGGTTGCTGTTGATTGAACAGACCGTAGAGTGCGCCGCTGGCATCACGATACCCGCCCAAAAATTCGATATAATGCTCAACGTAGGGAAATGTATTTTTCATAATTCATTATACAACATCTAGATTTACAAGTCAAAAAAAACCCTGTCTAATTTAGACAGGGTTTGTAAGGTCCGCCGCAGGAGCTAACTGAAAATCAGCAGACCCAGACCTTTAGGTCTGAAACCTAACCACCCGCACAGTAGGCGTGCCAGATGATATAATCTTTTACTAATGCAGGATCAGCTAGTTCAGGCGGTTGCATTTCAAAAGCCCTATTGGGCGTGGTCCACCAACGTTCTACTAGATCCTTGCTGCCTAGCATAGACATTAGGATTTGATCCAATCTGTCTCTCGATATTTTACCAGGTTGTGACATCTGTAATATCTACCCTAAAATCATCGTCCAGATATAAAGAAAACTTAATTGTGTAGCTTGGCCCAATACCCGAGCTGTTATCTATTTCCAGAGTATAATCATCTATCTCAGGAAATCGTTCCACAAGCTGGGCCATCTTTTTTATTTGTTCTTTTGTTAACAAAAGAGAATCTGTTGCCATATTATACCTTGACACAGGTAGTATTAGCCATTGCCTTCCATTTATTAGGGAAGCTCTTGCGGAGGTCAGCAATCTTGAGAGCCATACGCAGACTTAGTTCGCGCAGATTGTCCTTGGTTTCATCCATATACTCAATGATTTCTTCCTGTTCATCTTTGCTGAAATCATAACCATCAAACAATACACCGTCACCTGCAATCTGCTTAATACGCAGGATTTTGTCACGCTGAGTATCCAGGGTAAGATCCAGATAGTGGCAACGTGATTGCAGTGCATCCAAGTGATCACGCAGTTTTTGCGATTTCATCTTGTCAAACTTAAGGTTAGTGATAAAGATAACACTGCCTTTAAAATCAAAGGTTGAGGGGATACCCTCGTCCTTGAGTACACGGCTCTCGCTCAACCAGCTGATCTTGCGCTTCTTACCGGAATCCAGAGCACCTTTAAGCAAGTTAAGTGCGACGTCGTCTAGTAGGATACTGTCGCAATCATCAAACACGATAACACAGTTCGAATCTGAATACTTGTAGAGAGTTTGATACAGACCAATTGGGCTGGCACTGCCTTTTACTACCTCTGCACGTAGGCGACGTCCAGCAAGTTGATCTATAAGTTGGGCTTTTTCAATTTCTTGCTCAACACCAAAGCTCTTACCAACACCAGGAGGACCACTTACAATCATAGCACGAATGTCGCCGTTAGTAGCAGCCTTGGTCATTTCGTGCAGGATTTCAAAACGTTCGCGAATACGAGCTATTGCTTCTTGGTCTGTCTCAGCTGGTGCAGCCTGTGTGGGCTTGGTGTTGTCTTCTACAACAAAATTACCATTTGTAAATTGATAGTCCATAGGACCTTTAACATTAATGCGGATCACTTTTGGACCGCCGGGAATCTGTCCATCATTTTTGACAGCAATAAATGCGTTTTTGCCTGTGTTGGTAAAGGGCTGTTTTAGTTCAAACTGCATACCAGTACAGTCTTGATCGCGATAGCTGCCAGCAATAATTTCCACAATGGGTTTCATAGTTAGGCTCCTTGGTAGTTATTAGTTTATTTCTTAATAATACAGGAACCCGGGGTTAAAGTCAACGGTTAACATTTTATTAACTAAGTTGCTTAATTTGCAACGTTAATAAATTATTAATCTGAATTTTTAG